ACAATCCCTCAAGATTATTGCTAAACTTAACCAATGGCTAAGTTATGTAAAGCAGGGCAACAACTTCGTGAGCAGGTAGATGATGCGTTCCCCAATAGAAGTAGAGTGGTGCCAGAAGGCTGGCTTGGGGATGCTAGGCATGCCGCTCGCCGTAGTGACCATAACCCTGACCCTGATACAAAAATTGTACGTGCCTACGACTTTAACGCTGACCTTACACCCAACAGACAAACGGCTTATGATTTTGCAGACCAGTTACGATTACTTGCCAGACTTGATAAACGAATTTCATACATTATCTTTGATGGTAAAATTGCCAGTTACAAACGAAATTACAAATGGAGAAAATACACCGGGATAAACCCGCATAGAAACCATATACATGTAAGTTTTACTGCTAAGGGTGATTTTGATGGCAGTATGTTTAGAACGCCACTACTCACAGGGGAACCAATAAATGGAAAACTTAAAGGCCGCAAGCGCAAGTTGGGCAAGGTCATTTCTAGCGGCAGCGTTAGCAACATACTTGGCAGTGGGCTGGAAGCCGGAAGCGATACTCACAAGTGCTGTTGCAGCCGTTGCCCCGGTAATAATTAGATGGCTTAACCCTAAAGACGTGGCATTTGGCCGGAGATGACTCCCGCTGAATGGGCTGCATTTGTTGCGGCAATACTTTCGTGCTGCGGTTTAATAATCGCTGGCCTTCGTTACATTATCCGGCATGAAGTGCCGGGCATCATTGAGCAATCAAACATAATGCAACGAATTGAAAAACTGGAAAACATGGTTCTAGAATTGCTTACTAATGACCGCAAAAAAGCCAACAAAAGCAGAGCGCGCCGCAAGGCGTAAGTCTAAAGAGCGCCAAGCCGCTCGCGACTCACGCGAACCATTGCGCCCATTAGATTACTGGGCTGCCGGTGTTGTAGAAGTCTTTGATGCGTTGGTGCGTGCTGGATGGGATAAAGACCGCGCACGCTGGTATGTGGAAGAAACAATGCGCTTGCCTGAATGGATAATTGAAAACCCTGACCATAGCCCTTATGAAGATGATGATGAGGATGAATGAAGCGGATAATCGTCATATCAGATTTACAAGTTCCATTTCATGACGAAAAAGCAGTACGAAACCTTGCAGGGTTTATCAGAAAATACAAACCAGATGACGTTTTATGCGTTGGTGATGAGTTGGACTTCCAGACCATTTCACGTTGGAGCAGTGGGCGTGATGAATGGAGCGGCACAATTGGCCGCGATAGAAACACTGCTCAAAGCGTTCTCTATGAACTTGGCATCACACACATTGTTAGAAGCAACCACACAGATAGACTCTACAAATCCCTAGCAAATAGACTCCCCGGCCTGATTGGCCTGCCCGAACTAGAATATGAAAACTTCATGGGGTTCAAGACCCTAGGCATTAAGTTTCACCGTAAGCCCTACGAGATAAGCCATGATTGGATTATGGTGCATGGGGATGAGCAAGCCATTAACCACAATGCCGGTTTAACAGCCCTAGGAGCCGCTAGAAGGCACGGAAAGAGCGTGGTCTGTGGTCACACCCATAGGCTGGGGGTTTCGGCCTTCTCAGAGGCATCTGGGGGCGTTTTAGGGCGTGTTCTGCGTGGGCTTGAAGTAGGCCATTTGATGGATGAAAAACAGGCTTTCTACACGCGTGGAACGTTCAACTGGCAAAAGGGTTTTGGCATCCTATATGTGGACAAAAAGGGCACTACGCCTGTAGCAGTACCGATAGATAAGCAAGGCAGTTTTGTGGTTGAAGGCAAGCGTTATGGATGAAACAAAGCCTGACCTACACCGCACCATAGACGAACATATTGATTTATTTGAAGACACGCCGTTGTAGGTTTTGACAATCAGCATTTAATACCCTGTAATTGGTAATTGAAATACCAATTGAAAGGGGTATTAGGGCAATGATTAGGTTTGACCCAAAAACACGCTGTTACACAGACGGCAAAAACTACGTCCACGCCAATGTATTGCGTGACTATGCGCATAACAAATTAGGCTTAAAAAGCAAGCGCGGACGTTTTAGCAAGCGAACCATTGCAGCATATTTCCTAGATGTATTTGGCGTTACCGAGGAAGTGGCGTCATGAGTAGAGAAATGCTGGAATATATTTTGTGGGCTTTTATCGTGAGCCTATTGTTAACAACTTGGATAATTAACTTCAAAAACAATCACTACAAAAGGGGCTACAGGGATGGATACAACAGGGGCAAGTTCGTTGCGAGCGAAAGAAATATTGACTAATGCCAGTGACACGATACTTGAAAGAGGGCTCACGCATGGTAGTTACGACCTCACAATGTTACGAACTGCAAAGTTGTGGCAAGACTATTTTGAACGAGAAGTTGACCCAATGGACGTTGCAATCTGCATGGCTTTGGTCAAACTCGCACGCATCATGGAGTCTAGAACAGTTGACGATAATTGGGTGGACGCCGTTGCATACATGGCAATTGCCGGAGAACTCGCCGTTAAAGATTGGGACAGTTTGGATGATTTCTAGGTCACCGCGAAATACTTGGTGCTGCTATTGCAAGTTGCAATGGGGCACGAATCACTGGCGTGGGCAAACGCAGGCTGTTTGGCAGATAACAAGCAAGCGCCACGGCAAGATAATCGTTCGCCATTATTGCCAAGCATGTGCAGATTATGTGCAGGATTGGAACGGCGAAACATGGACACTGAAGGAACAAATTGAATATGCGAAGGGAATACAAAAACTAGATGTTTAACTTAAACGATTATGAAACAGTGGACGAAAGAATCCACAATTTTTATGGCAAATATCCTGACGGTGCAATCATTACTGAGTTGGTTTCCAATGATGAAGAGAAGGGCGTGGTGATATTTAAGGCGTATGTTTACCGGACTTATATTGATGTTAAGGCTTCCAGTGTGGGTTATGCTCGCGGTAGCCGCAAAGACCGTGGTGTGGATGCTGCATTTTGGCTTGAAAATTGTGAGAGTTCAAGCATTGGGCGCGCACTCGCTAACCTCGCTTTCAGTGCTAAAGGAAAGCGACCTTCTGCTATTGAAATGGCAAAAGTCAATGACGCTGAATCAACTCCTCGCACAGCGCCTGTACGCGTACGCACTAAAGAACAAAAGGAGTTTTTAAGTGCACAAAACCCTGAAGCCGAAATTATTTGGGATACAACAATTGCGCCGCCAGATGACATTGAACCCGCTTTTAAGGACGCAACTGATTTGGTGGTTGCGAATCTCGCTGCCGAGCCTATTCCGAGTTGTAAGCACGGTACTAGAGTCTTGCGTGAAGGTACTGGCAAAAACGGTGCTTATCGCGGTTGGACTTGTGTGGTTCCTATGAGCCGAAAGAAAGACCAATGCAAGGCCATTTGGATGATGTTAGAACCAAGCGGTAAATGGGTTTACAGGCCAGAGGATGAAGACTTGGTGAATGGATGAAATACCAACAAGTTGAATGGAAGAAGGCCGCATGCGCTGGCATGGACACGCAAAAGTTCTATGAGATAGAAGACCGGATGCCAGATAGCGCTATCCATAGTTTTCGTGCTGTGTGCATGGCTTGCCCGATATGGGAGCAATGTTTGCGCTATGCGTTTACGAACGAGAAATACGGCATGTGGGGTGGATTAACTACGCGTGAGCGTGATTTGTTTTGGTGGGAGCGAGATAGTTATCACCAAGATTGGCAGCGTTTACGCGACTCATTAGCGCATTACGGCATCAATATAAATGAAGTCAATTTAATGTATTTGGAAGAACAGGAAAGGATTGAAGCATGAGAACCGGAGCCTGTTTAGGGTGCAAATGGATACGCGTATTAGTGACCGATTATTGCGAGTTATGCGAAGAAAAGTATGGGGGTGATGAATGATGCTGGTATTAGACAAAAAAATGGACACGTGCGACAATTGTAACGAGCCTATAACTGCGGGAACAGTAAAGCCGTGCGAGTGTCGCACATGTCATGTTAGGACTAACTAGATGTCACAAAGCCGTAAATATAGGGGCTATGCAACGCAGCGAATAATAGCAGAATATCTGCAGCAACAGGGTTGGGAGCATGCCCTGCCTGCAGGCGCTGGCCGTTCTGGCACTGACATAACTGGCATAAAAGGCTTAGATATAGAGATTAAAGCCCGAAAGAACTTTGACCCAAGCGCAACCATCAAGCAATTGCAAGAACGCTCAAAAGAAACAGGCATGGGCGTTGGTGTGATGCGATTGAATGGGCAAGGTGAAAAAAGCGTTGAAGAATACGTTGCAATACTTACACTAAAGGACTTGGTCTATTTACTCAAAGCAAGCGGATACTGAACGTTTAATTCACAGATGCACAGGCTGCGGCTTATGGATTTATGGAAAGCGCGAAAGGTGCGAAGCATGTCAAGATTTAGAACAAATAACGCCCTGAACAGCACTTATGTTGCCGGATTTGACACGTCTGGTATGCTCAGCACGGCTGCGCCCCTGAGGGGCGGCGCGCAACGCCGGCGAGCATTAGGCCGGTGCTTTGTCATAATGCTGGCAGTTATGACCATAAGCGCGCTTAGCATAGAAAAGACTTATACCGCTGACGCGGAAGAACAACAGCCATTTAACATTATGAATGTAAAACTGTATTTGCATAACCAAATAAATGATTGGCAACAGTTTGAGTGTGCTAATGAGTTAGGTATTAGAGAAAGTAATTGGCGTGTTAATGCAGTGAATAAAGAAAGTGGTGCATTTGGTATCTTCCAACATATGAGTGAGCATGCACATAAGTGGGATGCATACAAACAAATAGATAAACATATTGAATACATAAATGCTAGATATAATGGTGATTGGTGTTTGGC